TGAGGATCAATATCTTTTGCCAATAAAACTCGAGATTCGGCTCTGAGTTTACGCGCATCAGAAAGTGAGACGGCAGGGTAGGCACCGAAGCTCTGCTTGGTTCGCTGCTTGGTCAGAGGTCGGTAGTAACGGAACTGCCAGAGCTTACTACCGCTGGACTTGATTAACAGAGTAAGCCCGTCACCATCATACAGCTGGTAATCGGCATCTTTAGGTTTGGCGGCTTTGATTTCCGTATCGGTTAACGGCTTGGTTTTTCTTGCCATGGGAGTCTCCATGCATTTAGGCCCAACGAAAACAATAGAGCTTTTCGTTGGGCCTATCAATGGGCCTAAAAGGTTCGGATTTAATAAGTTCTCTTCGGACTTCGCAGGACAAATAGAGGGCACAAAAAAGCCCGCAGGGCTTGCGCCGTGCGGGCTCTTAGGACTTCATCGGATGACTCTGGTAATCACCGATGGAGAATTTTGGTGGAGCTGGCGGGAGTTGAACCCGTGTCCGAATAATGCTTAACCTGTTGAATATTAATGCTTTGTCTTTTTTGAAAGGCCTCAAGTGCATTTTACGTGCATATCGTGGTCCCTCTAACGTCCTGATTACGTCCAACATTTTGAAATATTCACCACCCTACAGAGCTGCAGAAATGGCGGTTTTTCCGTCGTATTCAGCCAGGTATTTACCGTAATTACGAAACAGCATTTCCGGCCCTTTATGCCCCATTTGCCCGGCAAGCCAGAAAAGGTTTACGCCCTGGCTAATATGTCTGGTGGCGAATGTGTGGCGGGTCTGGTACGGGTTACGGTATCGAACGCCAGCTTTTTTGAGGGTTGGCACCCATGCTTTTTTTCGTATTGCGTCGGCGTTCGCCCAGGGCTCACCCGTTTTAGGATCGCTGAAAATAAACTCGCTTTTCATGAAAGTGAATTGTTTCTGCGCCTGCAGCGCGGCCAGCGCCTCGCTGTTTAATTCTACTTTACGGGTACCGGCTTTTGTTTTGGTACCTTTCAGAACGCCAACAACGCTTGCCGCCTGAACGTGAGCTGTTTTAGCGATATTGTCGAGATCAGGCCAGCGTAACGCACACAACTCAGAGCTGCGTAAACCTGTATTGAATGCGAAACGGAACAGGTTTTCCCATTCCGGATATCTGCAGCTCTGGTAAATAGCGCTGATTTCCGCTGGTGTAAACGGATCAACTTCGTAATCGTCACTATTCGGGCTGCTGTCGATCACGTGGTACCGGCTGGCGCTGACGAGGGTTACCGGGTTAATGGTCAGCAGGCCATCCGTAACAGCTTCATCGATGGCGCTGCGCAGAAACGAAAGGTTATTCCTGGTCGTTTTCAGCTTTGTTTTCCGGCTGGCTATCCAGTTTTTAAGGACCGCTGGCGTCAGTTCCGACACGTGGAGTTTATGCAGAGCTGACAGCGCCGACAGGCATTTTTCATAACCGTTGATAGTCGACGGGGACAGGTTGCGGTTCTGGCAGATTTTCAGGTACTCGTCCAGGTAAGACTTTATGTTTTTGGTTTTCTTCACCACCCCGAACAGCTCCAGCTTTTTGGAGTTGGGGAAATATTTCGCATATTCAAAGGTGCCACTGACGATCTGGTTTTGTATCTCCCCGAGCAGGCGCTCGGCGTACTTCACACCGCGCGCGTTTGCTTCCATTTTGGAGAGGGGCTCCCGGCACAGAACCCCTTTGTATGTGAAAGTGATAACCAGAGTGTCGCCAGTTTTATGCTGGCGGATGGTTACTCCTCTTGGGAGAGATAATGATCCTTGTTCTTTCTTGCCCACTTCGAAACCTCCGTTAAGTCAATCCAGCGTTCTTTAACGCCATCGACTTTTAATACATGTACTCCCTCCTTCCATAACCCCCTTTGTATCCGTTTGTTAACGGCTTCTACCGTTTCCCCCGCGTCCCTGCAGTACGTAGAAAGGGGTACACAGTCAAGACTCATGGCTGACCTCCTGCCCGAAAGCCTGGGCATTTTCCAGTTCATTAGCGGCATAAATCAGGGCGTTGTGATGAGCGCGAAAACCACCATCTAGTTCGCGAGCAGCTCTGTCGCGCAAGATGTCGATCGCAGCCTGATAGTCATTCTGGCAATCGGCCGAACTGGCCGGCAGCTCCCCCAGCACCATCAACATGTTTTCAGGGGCGATGGGAATGGTGGCGAGCCCCAGATCTTTGGCCTCCGCTGCTAAACGGGTCCAGCGTTCAATAATTTCAGTGGTACCTTTTTTCATGGCATACCTCAGAAACCTATCAAAAATTTATACTCAATCAGCGCGCCGAAAACGACGGCCACCAGCAACAGGCCAAACAGCATAGGGAGGAGGAAATACTTCATCGTGATGCCTCCCGAAAAACAGCTCTGTACGCACGCAGCATGTCCCGAGACTTGCCGGATAAAACCGTTCTCATGAAGAACATCCCGCTACGGGTTGCTACGATTCCGGGTGTGTGTAGCAGCGTGACATCTACCACTCTGTTATGTTTACGGAACTCAAATAGAGTGCTTGTGATAACGATGTTCGCCACGGCGCCATAGTCCTGATGTTGAATTTTCATTTTCTGTCCTTCAGTTTGCTGTATCGTTCATGGCTCATTACTTCCCAGTTCTGGCCGCCGTCTCGGGACAGCAGCCGCCAGCGGCGATTAACCCTCAGGCTCAGGTTTCCGGAGCCGTGCATACGGCAGGGATGAATTCGTCTGGCTCTGAACTGGCGGAGGACATGGACCGCCTGCAGGTGCACCCACTCAGGAATTCGTATCGCTGTCAGGGCCATTGTCCTTCTCTCCTGCAGGTGGGGTGATCGTGTAACCGGCGCGTTCAGCCATCCATAAAAAAGTCTCCAGCGATGCTGTAACCTCGCCGTTCTGAACCGGGCGCGCGTGGATAACTTTCCCGTTCTCGATTGTCAGCACGATATTTACTGGTTCGTGCGTGATAATTGGTGTCTGATCACTCATGGCTTGTCTCCGCTGTGACTGATTTTTGTTTCTTGGCAAACTCGACCAGCTCAGCAATGAGATCGTCGATTAATGCCTTTCCGCTTTCTGTCAGGAACTCACCGCTGCCATTCACATCTACGGCGTTGCTGTAAATTCCTCTGATGGCTTTTACGCCGTCAATATTCCCGTATTCACTGAGAGCCAGCTTTTCGAATCGTCTCAACAGACCATCAAGCAGTATTTCTGTTAATTCGACGGTGTTTATTCCCCCCTTAGGCATATTAATAATGATGCAGGTGCTTCCGGTTTTACGCTGGTGGCGCAATAACGCAGCCTTTAAAATTCGTCGGCGATACGTAGTGATTAATTTATCCATTTAATACACCTTTCTTTGTGCATCTTCATTTTCTAATACGATCCTTTCCTCTTCCTCGGTCCAGCTATATACCGACCCGGCAAGGTCATAAGCCAGACCTAAAAGACCATCAAGTTGATGGCAGTCAAAATCCTTATGGTGAGCGTGAATTGTTTGCATGAGGAAGTTAAGTTGTTCAGCTTTAATGTTTATACCTTGAATATCTTGTCGCTGCTGAATACCCATGATTATCTCCCGTATGCTTTTCTTAAATATAAGCAGGCTATTACCTCATAACCGCAGGCTGCATAAAGGCAGGCAGTTCTATATGCAGATTTATCTTTTATAAATGTCATTTGAATTTCCTCAGGGTGAGTTTTCCCCCACCAAGAAAGGTGTTTATTAAATAGGGTTAATTAATTTTAAAATTTGTCGGCTTGCTTGCAGATGGTCTCTTCCAAATCGTTGAGCTTTTCATAAACGATAGTAAGCGTACCCATCACCGACAATTCTTGAGGCATACAATCCATAGCGTTAGAAATTGCCATTCTGCAATTACCAATATCCGCAGACCATGAGTAAAGTTGATTGGAAGTTATTGTGTTTGCAGGTGTAGTAAATTCACCGCATTCATCATTTCCTGAAATAAGCCACAGAACATCAGAATGAAGGATATTATCCAACTGGATTAACTGGTCAGCGAACGGAACAGTTTTTTCGGTTTCCCAGTTGTTAATGGTTTCAATTGTCAGTCCGAGGTGATCAGCCAGAAAGTCCTGAGAAAGGCGAAGTGAGGTTCTTCGATTTAGTATTCTTTTGCCGATTGTTTTGGCTATTGTGATTTGATTGCTCATTTTACGCACTCCATCGTATGTCTGAGATTTAAATTTATCTCAGTGATAAAATTTGGTAAAGAGTAATTTTATCAAAAATGGCATCTTGCGTATTATGTTATTGATAAATATTGATAAATAATTTTTCGTGATGATAAAAAAAACCGCCTTAGAAGGCGGTTTGGAAGGAATGTGTTAGGGAAATATTTAACCCAGTCGGGTATAAGACATCTGCCATTTACCCACAACAAAACCTTGAATGTGGAACAGATCCTGGTCTTCGTTGGTGACTTCCCATCTGTCATAAGAGGCATTGTCACTAATGACTATAAGCCTATCCTTCAACAGCTGTAAGCGTTTGATATGGAAATTATCACCATAGACAAATGCATAAATCCCGTCACTTACGAAACGTTTCACCGTGACGTCAAGAACAACAAGTTCACCTGGTGAAATGCTTCCTAGCATGCTGTCACCCATAGCTGTTGCTATCTTGAGCGATGATGCCTGGCGGCCACCAAACATTCTTTTTGCTTCTTCTGGATCAAGTTCTATCGAACGAATTATTTCAGGATAGTCAGAGTTCAATCTACCCCCTCCACAACTAAATTCTGTGTCTAAAACTTCTAATATGTATTTTTGATCAGTGCTGTGATTATGATCAGTATAGACACTGCTTTCGCTATGAAGTGTAAATTTTTCACTTGGCATATCGAATGATTTGCTTAGAAATGGTGATTCGGGATTAGGGCCCCATTGTTGAGAATCCATCCACCCGTGATCCAGCTTCAGAGTGCTTTCAATCCTCCGCGCCATAACGTCACCGATGTTTCTTATCTCTCTGTCACTGGTTAGCTGACTTAGCTGTGATGGAGGGATACCAATCTCCTCCGCGAACCTGGCTTTACCTGCCCTCGGTTTGCGTAAGAGATAATCGTTTAGTAATGCCTGCAAGTTGCGGCGTCTGATTTCTTTAATGTCCATTCAATCATCCTCTCATTTTTTATCATCTTGATAAATACCAATTTTGATAAATTAACTTGCTTGTTATTTATCGTAAAGATAAACTTTGATAAAAAAGGAGCGAGTATGGAAAATCAACTTCTCACTTGGCGTAAATCTTCCTCTAACGATGAGTGGATCGATCTTGCTAGTAAGGCTGGGACTTCACCTGGTTACTTAAATCTCATCGCGTATGGCTATCGAAATGCTTCCCCGCGCTTGGCTCTTGCGATTGAAACGGCTTCTAAGTCGTTTCCCGAAAAGCCAATTATAGCCAAAGAGCAATTAGTTTTCAGATGCAGTGATAGCTAAATGAACGGTGGTTTTGAGGGAATGCCTTCCGACTTCAGCCAGGCAGATGCCTCTTGGATTCAGCAGCAGTTACTTAGCCTGACACCAACTGCACGACAAAAAGCTATCCAGCGTTATGCAGCTGTGTATCAGGAGACGTTCGAGGCCGAACCTGTTTCCTACCGCAAGGAGAACCGGGCAAGGCATGAAGCAAACACAAGGCTTCGCCTGTTTGTGAGAAATCAGGGCAGGGCTTTACAGGGGTATACCGCCGAACCACCCCTGGCTGGATCGCAATCGCGCTCCTCATTGTTTCGGGTTTAAAGGTACCCGAACAGAAGCAGGCTTAAAGGTGCCTGTTCAGGTTGGCAACCAACTGACTCAACTCCTCATGTGTACTAGGTAAGTAGTACGTTTTTATGGGGAAGAGGGAAAGGGGGGTAAGGGGGGATTGGGTGTAGGGGCAGGAATAGGGTCTTTTCCAACAGGAGAGATCCATTGGTTAAGTAGATCACTGTCTTAAGGGCGCAATTTAAAAAAACGCCCGTATTAGCAAGGTAGTACAAAGCGCTCAGGCGCTGAGAAACAAAAAAGGTTCTTTCTGGAAGAGTGAATTTCAGGGGGGCTGAATCAGAAGGGAGGCTGGCAGCCTTTGGGGAGGCCACCAGCCATGTGAGGGGGAATCCATGAAAACCACATCACTGAATTATTATCTCATCACCACGGGGTTCGCACAATGCAGCTGACGATCACACCGAATTTTGCACAGGAACGAGCGCTTAACCAGCTGCGCCGTAACTGGAAGGATACAGAAACCTTCATGGTGTATTCGCCGACGGGCAGCGGTAAAACAGGGCTGGCCGCCTTCATCGTTGCGGGGTTCGTCAGTCGTGGTATGCGGGTAATGTTTTGCGCGCCTTATCAGATCCTCATTACCCAAACCGCAAACCGTTTTGTGGAGTATGGGTTGCCGGGTGATGAAATCGGCTATGTCTGGGCGGATCACCCAAACTACGATCCTTCCCTCAAAATACAAATTGCCAGCGCTGATACGCTTATTCGTCGCGTGTTCCCTGACAATATCGATCTGCTCATTATCGACGAAGCGCACCTGCGAAAAAAACGCATCCTGCAGGATATCGAACGTCTGCGCGCAAAAGGCGTGAAAGTGATAGGCCTGTCGGGGACACCGTTTTCCCCGTTCCTGGGCAAATACTATGACCGTCTGATTAAGCCAACCACTATCGGCGAGCTGATCCAGCGCGGCGACCTGAGCAAATACGAATTTTACGCGCCCACAAAGCCGGATCTTAAAGGGGTTAAAACCTCTCCGTCCCTGCAGTACGGTACCGACTACAACGAGGCGCAACTGGCGGAGATCATGTGCGGTTCAACGCTGGTGGGCGATATCGTCCAAAACTGGCTGGAGAACGGCCGGGACCTTCCGACAATCGCGTTCTGTGTCAACGTAGACCACGCTAATTTTCTGACTATTCAGTTTAACCAGGCTGGCGTAAATGCAGAGGTTATGACTGCAGACACGCCTGCGGAAGAACGCCAAACCATCATTCACCGCTTCGAAACTGGTGCCACAAAAATCATCGTCAGTGTGGGGGTTCTGGTTGCCGGTTTCGATAGCGATGTTCGCTGCATCATCTACGCCAGGCCAACAAAGAGCGAAATTCGCTGGCTGCAGGCGCTCGGGCGTGGCTTGCGCACCGCACCGGGTAAAGAGTCCTGCCTCATCTTCGATCACAGTGGCACCGTGCACCGCTTGGGTTATCCAGACTCTATCGAATATGACGATCTCCCGGGTAAATCAGACGGGATGGAGGAGGGCGCGCGCCGCGCAGCTGAGGAACGGGCCGAAAAACTGCCACATGAATGCTCTCAATGCCATTACATGAAGCCAGCTGGCGTCTATGTATGCCCGAAATGTGGGCATAAGCCGCTGGGTGGTGAGGACGTCGATACCGATACCGGCCGCAAACTCAAAAAGCTGGGCAAAAACCAGCGTCAGCCCACTAAGGCAGAGAAACAGGCCTGGTGGAGTCAGATCAAATTCTATCAGCGCCAGCGCGTATCGCAGGGGAAAAAGCCCGTCAGCGATGGCTGGTGCGCAAATACCTTTCGCGAACGGTTTGACGAGTGGCCTAACGGGTTAAGCGATTTCCCGATGGAGATCACCCCGACTGTCTCTAATTTCATCCGGCACAAATTGATTGCGTATGCGAAAGGGCAGGAGAAGGCCAAGCGCCTGCAGGAGGCATCAGGCACGGCAGCCCCATCCTCAGTACAGCAAGCTCAGAAAGCGATTAGCGATATCAAACAGCAGTTAGGAAAACGAGCATGAAGACGGCAGAAGCGGCAAAAGGTCAATGGGCAATGATTTTTGAGCACTTCGGGTTACCTCCCATTAATGCCAGAAATCACTTTAAAGGCGAATGTCCGGTATGTGGTGCGCGGGGAAAGCTGCGTATTGATGACCGGGACGGCCGGGGAACATGGATCTGTACCTGCGGCAGCGGTGACGGAATGAAGCTTGTCACTCTGACACAAGGGAAGCCATTCAATGAAATTTGCAGGGAAATAGACCAGCTGATTGGTAATAACTTTACCCGCGAAGCGTTCCCGCGCACTTCAGATGCAGTAAGCGCCCGTGATCGGGTTCTGTCCAAATTTTCGAAACTGGTCAACCTGAAAGGAACTACCGGGGCGGATTATCTGCAGGCCAGGGGAATTTATCAGCTCCCACAAGAGGCAGTGAAGTTCAATGATAAACAACGCTACGGCGGTAAGGTTTACCAGTGTCTGTATTCACTCGCAACTGACGACAAAGGCGAGCTTTGCTATCTGCACAGAACCTTACTGGACGGCAATCAGAAAGCCCAACTAAGGGATTCTGCCGGAGCGAAGCGCCAGAAATCTCTTCAGGACGAAAGCTATCTGGATCATGCCCGTTCCGTCGCTATTCGCATGTTCCCGGTAGCGACGACCCTTGGAATTGCAGAGGGTATCGAAACGGCTCTTTCCTGTAAGCAGCTATACAACGTTAACACCTGGGCCACCATGACCAGCGGATTCATGAAGAAATTCCGTGTTCCTGCAGGTGTGAAGAATTTGATTATTTTCGCAGATCGAGACGTCAACAGCGCCACCGGATTGGCTGCGGCCACGGAATGCGCCCATGCCAATTTACTGGCAAAAAATGACCTGGAAAAAATCAGTATCTACTACCCGGATAACGGGGATTTTAACGACATGCTCATGAACGGCGATCAGGTTCGTGAGGTGGTTTTCTTCAAGAAAAAGGCGGCTGCGTAATGCGTACTGATAACAACGAACATAAAGCACTATTCACCATCCCGACGGCAGCACACAGCTCCGCCCTCGCAAACATCAAGCCTCTGCCCGAGCAACGGAGAATCACCGGGCATAAGCAAACTGACGCTTATCTTTGGGTGCTGGAGGTGATCCGTCTGAACGAACCCGCTCATCTGGACGCAGCCGAAGCCGCGCTGGAGAAAATTGAAATCTCCCCAAAAGAGGCCGAGGAACGTTACGCGCGTTATTTGCTGGCGAATGGTGGCGATCCTTTCCAGGTTGCTTTCGGTACCATCGGCATGGATAACCCGGCACAGGCAATCAGGAACGCCCGGGAGGACATCAAAAAAGCAGCATCAGTCAGGGCCACGTTCGGCAGCTATGAGGCTGCTCTCGAAGATGTGGAGGCCGAGCGAGTAATCAAGTCTTCCCCGAAATTTATCGACGATCACCTTTGGGGATGGACTCCGGCCGAGAAGAAAGCTGGCAGCATTAACGGCAGCCGTATGAACGAAATTGATGAACAGCGCCGGGCATTTGTAGAAGGCTATCGTGATGTACTGCCAGAGCCCAATACGCTTTCTGACGTTGTTCGTGAGTTTGTTTACTGGGACTGGCTCTACAGCGTTCGTCACACTGCAACTAAAGAGCAGGGCTATGAGTTTGGTTACTCCGAGCATCACGAATCGGTATATGACCGCGAGCGCTACCTTGAAAAATTGCTTGCTACCATCAAACCCGTAACGCGCGTCGAAGCCGTGGAGGTATGTCGCTGGTTCCTTGACAGTGGAAAGGACGAATTCATGGAAGACCACGGCGCGGCGGTGATTCTTAACCTGGTAGGGGAGTGTGAAGAATGAAACTGGAGGCATCACTAAAACACTTTAGCCCTCAGGGAATGCACATCAGCGACGACGTGAAAGGAACCTCTCCGGATCGTATCACCGGCACCGATGTTATGGCGGCCATTGGTACCACCAGCAGCCGAGCGCGGTTTGGTCTGGCTGCCTTCTTTGGTAAGACTGGGATCAGCAAAAGCGATGAGCAGTTGGCTGTACAGGCTCTGGCGCGTCATGCAATGGAATCAGCGCCCAGGAATGTACGTAAAGCAGCAGCAGGCGAGTTTGGCTGGTGCATGCTGGTGCTCGCACAATTCGCCTTTGCCGAATACTCCCGTTCAGCGGAAACCAGCGTGACGTGTCACAGCTGCAGCGGCAGCGGATTAACCTCTCAGTATGAGGATGTGATCAAACATCCTGGAGTCTTCAACTCTGACGGAATGGAAATCGTACCGCCGAAAATCAAGCTCGAACTGGTCAAGCGTAAATGCGCGGCATGTAACGGTAAAGGTGAGCTGCTGGCCCGATGCCGTTGCGGCGGCAAAGGTGAGGTGCTCGACCGCAAAGCCACAAGCGAGCGCGGCGCGCCGGTGTTCAAAACCTGCGAGCGCTGCAGCGGAAATGGGTTTTCTGGGGTGCCGTCTACTGCAGCCTATAAAGCGATACTGAAGCGAGTCCCGGATCTGCACGTTAGAACGTGGACCCGTAACTGGAAACCGTTTCTGGAGGGGCTTGTCAACGTCTGCTATAGAGAAGAACAAAAAGCAGACTCGGCGTTTCAGGACGCAACGAGCTTTCGTGATGATGTGAACAAAATTTAGCATATTAGCCACATTAAGCTTGATTTTGTCCGAACTTGTCGTGTATGCTTCAAATCGTAGGTTATTGCGCCTGCACGAAATCAAACCCGCCTCCGAGCGGGTTTTTTTATGCCTAAATTTGGTCGCCGCGAATGAATACATTCATCATTTGTGCATCCGGCCCGTCTCTCAATAAATCAGATTGCGAACTGATCTCCGGATCGGGGCTGCCGGTTATAGCTGTTAACTCCACCTGGCGAGCCGTGCCTGATTGTGAATACATTTACGCGGGTGATCTGCGCTGGTGGGATGCAAACATCGATGTTCTGCCGTCCTCCGCCTCTCGCTGGACCTGTAATTACCGGGCTCATAAACGCTATGGGCTAAATCTGTTTGATACAGATACCCGGTGGGCCTTCAACTCCGGGCAGCGCTCAATTCTGTTTGCTGCCAGCCAGGGGGCGAAAAACATCATCCTGTTAGGGTTTGACTGCTCCATTAATGGCGGCAGTCACTGGCATGGTGATCACGTCGGGCTGGATAACCCTACAGCAGAGAGTGTCACTCGATGGCGCGGGGAGTTTGCCAATACCGCCAGAGCGCTGGCCGGTAAGGTGAATATCATCAACAGTAGCCGCCAGACAGCGCTTAAGTGCTTCCGGCGTCTCGGCCTCAATGAGGCTTTACGCGAGGTAGCATGTTAAACGTTCCACTATTCATTGAAGGCATGCTGGGCATGGGTGACAACATCTACCAGCGTGCTTTCGTTAAGCAGTTGCCTGCCGGTAGTTATATTCGGACCGCCTGGCCTGAACTGTATGAAGATTTGCCCGTTCTGCCCGTTCGCAGTTTTACAACGCTCCGCACGCAGCGCAAAAACGAGTACCGGACGCAGGCCGCTTTTCACCTGCCGCCAGATATGCGCCAGACAAAACGGATTTTCTACGGTCCGGATCATCTACGGCGCGGTTCAATATTTGACGCGATGCGCCAGCAGTTTGGCACCGAGCCGTCAGAACTCGACTTGCCCTCTTACGGACCCGCTGAATTTACGTCTGAAAAGCCGATCGCGGTAATTCGTCCGGCTACTGTTCGCAGTGAATGGCGCAGTGACTCCCGTAATCCTGATCCGGATTACCTGTTGCAGGCATCCCGGCTACTGAGAAAGCATTTCTGTGTAATCAGCGTGGCTGACCTGCAGGAGGGGGAGGAGTGGACCGTCGGCGAACTTCCCGAAGCAGATCTGCGCATGCACTCCGGCCAGCTCAACTTCAAATCGCTGATGCGCCTGATTGAGCATGCCGCCGTGGTGGTTACGCCGGTGGGCTGGGCGCTTCCAGCTGCTATTGCCTATAAAACGCCAGTGTACGTCGTCGCTGGTGGGAGAGGCGGCCACAATGCACCGGAAATCGTAACCGATCCGGCGATGGACCTCTCCCGGGTTGGCTGGGCAATTCCCGACAATTACTGCCGCTGTGAAGCATGGGATCACCACTGCGACAAGCGGATTTCAAATTTCTCCGATAAATTCGAGGCTTGGCTCCATGAAGTCGTTTTATCAGGAACTGGAAAGCGGGCTGGTATTTTTACCGGAGCTCGGGATCGGACGTTATCCCGTTCCGGCATCACGCCCGTATGACGAGCAGTATTTCGCAAAGTATCAGCAGCTGGCTTACACCGAAACGGGCAGAGCCTTAACGCAATCCCGTATTGAACTGGTGGAGCGCCATTTTCACGGCCCTGTTCTCGACGTTGGTATCGGTGCTGGTCAGTTCGTCGCTACCCGACCGGGAACGCTTGGGTATGACGTTAATCCGGCTGGTATCGCCTGGCTGAACGAGCGGGGCGCATTCGCTGACCTCTACGCCAACAAGTGGCGAGCTCTTACGATGTGGGATGTACTGGAGCACATTGACGAGCCGGAGCTGGCGGTACAGCAGGTCAGCGAATACGTGTTTTTGTCGATCCCGATTTTCACTGATGCCGGAGACATTCTCCGCTCCCATCATTTCAGAAAGAACGAGCATATCTGGTATTTCACTGATGAAGGTATCAGGCGCTGGTTTGCAGAGCAGGGCTTCACCTGCGTAGAGCAAAACACAATCGAATGCCAGTTAGGGCGTAAAGGCGTCGCGTCGTACGCTTTCCGCCGGACTTAAATATTTCTTTCCCTTCTTGGGTAACTCCAGTTTCACACACAGCACCCGCAAACAGGCGAGGTGGACCTATGAATGACTCTCACGGGATTTTTGAACAGACAATGAAATGGATCGCGCTATATCTGCCGTCAGTATACGCCGGGTTATGCGCTCTGGGCATCTCAGCACTCATCGATATTCGCGCCGGGAAGCCAAAACTTTACACCGCCACCGGCGCGCTGATTTGTGGGATTTTTGCCCTTGCTGTTTCTGCGTTGCTGGAATATCTGGGACTGCCTGCTAATTCAGGTGCATTCGTAGGCGCGCTGGTGGGGTTTGTTGGAGCGGATCGCTTGCGTGACATGGCTCTCGCCATCGTTGCCCGCAGAGCGGGTGTCAGCAGCACAGAGGAAAAACAATGAACAAATCTCAATTCCAGGCGGCAGCGGGCATTAGTGCCGAGTTAGCTGCGCGTTGGTTTAAGCCAGTCAGTACAGCGATGGTTGAATTTGGTATTACCTCGGCAGATGACCAGGCTATGTTTATTGCCCAGGTCGGGCACGAGTCCGGTGGATTCTCCCGCATTATTGAGAATCTGAACTACTCGGTTAATGGTTTGCTGGCTACATTTGGGAAATATTTCGATGCAGAAAGCGCGGAGAAATACG